CTCCTACGGGTGCTACGATCTATCGGGAAGGGGAATCTTTGGGGGACAAAGTTTCCAAATCTGTTGCGCACGTTTTGGGTGGGTATGTCCCTGGCTACATGAACTTAGCCTTCCGTGAACGGAGAGGAGAGTTTGAAGCAGGGCCGTTGGTTCGAGGACTTACAGGAGAACCTGGACGCAGAGGAGAAACGTATCGATCTGAAGAAGAACTTGCTCGAATCTTTACAGGTTTGTCTCCAATTAAAATCAACAATCGTACAAACTTTAACTTTGCTGGTGGTGAATACCAATCAAAAGCTCGTCCTTTGAAAACGGCAGCTAACTCAGAAATCACCCGCCCTGATGCAACCATTTCTGAAACTCTTGAGGCATGGAGTTCTTATCTTGATAACTTGTACCGTGTACAAAGCGAGTTGTACTACAAAGTACTAGCTGCAAGGGAAATGGGAACACCAGATGATGTGATTCGATCACAATTAAAAGAAGCTAATCTTGGGAATGCAGAGATTGCTGCAATAATGGAAGGCGAGTTTCGTCCAGGAAACATTGCTAAACAAACCGTGCAAGGGTTTATCAGAGATTTGATAAACGAAGATAAAAAGTTTCTTGTCGATGAAAGACCATGGGGAGAATACATTTCTATGGCGATGGATCGGCAGTTTGAGAAACTGTCCCCAGAGTTAGCAAAACAAGATAGACAAGCAAGACTAGAAGAGCGTCAGGCACTCAAAGCCAAAGAGGCACAAGAAGCTAATCTTGGATTAGAAACACCGTTGCCGGAAGAAACTGTTCAGGCTCCAGTCGCTGCGCCTCAAGCTAATGTTCCACAGGTTACAGCACCTGCACCACAAGCTCCGGCTCAACAGCAACAGAACATCATGTCTCGTATCCCGTTCCTTGGATCAAATCCAGTGGACGCGCTGCGGAACCTAGAGATTCTGCAACGCCTTGGTGGTGGTCAGTAGTCAGCCTCGATTGTCAGCTTGATTCCGTTTCCCCCGAACAGCTTTATAAGCTCGTCCGCAAAGGCTTCGGTCTCTTTGATCACCTCGTCGTCGTTTGTCATGGTCGCAAGGTTAAGTGTGACCCCGATAAACTCCATCAGAGATTCGACCTGCATAGGATGCATTTCTCTTAGACCTAAAGATTTGAACTCTTTCTCAAACATTATTCAATGTCTCCCCAATCATTCTGGATATCTACGTCAATCTTCGAGGGAACTTTGAGAGGCACTCCTGTCTCCATAATCTCCTTGATTTTGTCGGCCTGCTCTTGGCTCTCTATGTTAAAGCATAGCTCATCATGGACCGTGAGCATAGGAGTAAGTCCCTCATTATAGCAGTCAAGCATCGCTTTTTTTGTTTGATCTGCCGCCGAACCTTGGATCAATCTGTTTAACGCTTTATAAGTAAACGCTCTTTTGATCAGTGGTCCGTATTCCTTTTGTGCTTCATCATGTGGCAGAGGTTTACCCATGCCAAATTGCTTTGGTTCCCACAGTGGGAAACGACACTTGCGGCCTAGCAATGTACGGATCTGCCCCTGCTTCGAGGCACGTTGGCTTGCCATCTCCGCAAGCGATTTAACAAACGGAACCTTGGCTTCGTGCTTGTCCATCAACGCCCGTGCATCATCCTTTGATATGTCCAACTGGTTGGATAGTTTGCCAACGCCCATGCCATACATGATACCAAGGTTCACGGTCTTGGCTTCCTTGCGACTGATGCCTGCTAAGTCAGCGACCATCTGGTGCAGGTCAACATCGCCAGTGTTAAACTCATTAACAATATCATCGACCATGTCGTGCCTGTTTACGCCGCCGACTGATGCGGCGAAGTGAACAAGGAGTCTTGGCTCTTGGCTTGAGTAATCGAACGATCCCCACTTGTACCCATCGTCTGGAACAAAGAGGCCACGGATCAGTTTTTTTATTTCCTTATCTCTAGCGGGGATTTGCTGGAGATTAGGATTGGAGCTAGAAAACCGACCCGTGACAGTGCCACCTTCATCTCTTCGAGTAGAGTGGAGTTCTGTATGGATACGTCCATTGTGCGCGTGTCGGAGTATGCTGTCAATAAAAGTCGAGTCTGCCTTGTCAAACTCTCTTAGCTTGACAAGTGCCTGACAAACCTTCGCAGGGTGATTCGCAAGGAAGTCTTTTGTGAAACTTGGCGCACCTTTCTCTGTCTTTGGGTACGGCATTTGTAGGTGGTCGAACATCTTCTGGATCGATGCTGATGCCCAGATGTCTACCTCTTGCCCTGCTTCCCTGTGGATAAAGTCACGCAGCACACTTGTCTTCTCACGGATCAGCTTTTTGTTCTGCTCCGCCTTGTCCAGATCAACCTTCACGCCGTTGGTCCGCATGTCCAAGAGACATGGAATAAGTCCGGTCTCCAGATGCCATATGTCCCACAGCTTTTCCTTTTCTAGGATCGGCTTCAGTGCATCCCAGAGTTTGAGCGTAGCCACGGCATCTTGCTCCGCGTATGCGCCCACATACTTAGGTGGCAGCTTCCACATCTCCGCCTTGGGATCGATGCCCCACTCTTTTGCAGCAGCCTGTAGCAGCTTCTCATCTTTCCGCTGAGAGATGTAATCCCTCGCCATGGAGTCCAACCCAAAGGACCATCGGTTCTCGTCTACAAGTGCCCCTGTAATCATTGTGTCGATGATCTTGCCTTTGATCTCGATACCCTCGGCGCGTAGCCACCCCGCATCGTAGGTTGCGTTGTGCATGATTACGTTCATGTCCGGCACAGAGAGTTGCTTCTTGAGCCATCGCATCGTGAACTTCGGATCAAGGTTGTGACCATTCGCGTGGCGGATGGGGAAGTACCCTTGGTACTCTCCCGCTGCCACAGCTATGCCTATGATGTGTCCGTCTTTCCGTGCCCATCCTGGACCAAGGGTCTTGATGTTTGGGTCATAGGTTTCGAGATCGACCGCGACTTCTTTATAGCCTGTTAGGTCTGGGAACTCTGGGGGAATGTTCCAATCTGTTTCTATCAGGTCCAGTTCATTTTTGATCTGATAGTTTAGATCGCTCCCGAACAGATTCTTTTGCATCTTGAATAACCTCCTCAATGCTACGGTTTTCTAGTGCGACGAACTCTGCGCCTAGTGCCGTGTATCCTGCCTTATCAATCCATGAATCCTCATGGTTGATTGTCTCAATTAGTCTGCTTGTTTTTACCCAATCCATCATCAGTGCAACGTGGGCCGGAGTAATGTACCCTGTGTCCCTGATTGCACCTCTGATGATTATGTTCCAGCCCTCGCAGATACGGGCGTGGTTCTCGTAGGCATCGCCATAATCTCTAGCGCGATCCCCATTTATTAGTTCGGCTGCTTTGTCTAAGCATTCTTTTCTGTTCATAACGGATACCTGTATTTGTTGCCACTCAGTAAGATGTATAAGTTGTGCCGCGCTCTCGTGACGCCAACGTAGAACGCTCGATGCTCATCGTCAGGGTAGTCACTGTTTACACACGCCGCCGTAGACTTATCCAACACAACGCAGTTATCATCCTCACCACCCTTCATCGCATGAAACGTAGACAGCTTGATCCGTGGTGCAGACATGAGATCCTCACCCCTGCGGTAGATCGCCTCGATGTAGTCGCGCTCTCTGGCACTGACCTTCAAGATATCATACGCCGCGTGACTTGCATCTCGGAGCAGTCCGAACTCATCGAGCAGCGTGTCCATGTCCACTGCGTCGTCCGCAGCCAGAGCATCCAGAAGTTTGGCGGACCCCCGTTTGACAACGGCATCTTCGCCCTGCTTTGGCACGGCAGCGTACAGCTTCTTGATCCGCTCGACGCCCACCTTCTCACCCTTGCACAGGTCATCCCATGTTGTGAGGTTCTCAACCAGAGTTTCCGATATGCTCGATCTACCTTTGATCGAATACTTGAACCCCGCGTTCTTCATAAACTCTCCGACCTCTCGGACGAAGTAGTTGGTACGCGCCATAATGGTCCACGAACCTTCGTTCAGTGGTATCTGATCCATGTAGTATACATACTCCACTGTCCCCTGCTCTTCGCGTGGGCTGAATGTCTTATCAAGACGCTTGTATATACGGCTGGATATACCTTGCGCCAGTTCATGCACCCTTCGAGGAATGCGGTACGACTGGGTCAGGTACTCCACGTTATCGGAACTGTTAATAAACAGATCGACATCCACGCCTGTCCAACGGTGAACCGCTTGGTCGTCATCCCCTGCGATGATGATGTTGTCTGCATAGTCAGACATCCCCTTGACCATTTCCCACTGAAGTGGTGTAAAGTCTTGGGCTTCGTCGACGAACAAGTAGTCCAAGTGTGGAAATTCACCCAGTTCCACGTATCGTTCGATCATATCGATGAAGTCCACCTTCCCTGTGGTTCTCTTATATTCCTGCATCGTATCCCGAAACTGTTCGGCCTTGGCATAGAACAGATTGAAGTTGTTCGTTGCGCTGAACTCATCTTCCAAAGAGACCATCCGATAACGAGCGCGGCTGTCCATCTGAACGTAGTCTTGCCCAGTGCCACCCATGTTCGGAGTGCGCAGCCCATCATCGAGGTCCATCGCATCTTCTTTCTCGAACGTCAGGCCGATGGGTTCGCCAATGACTTTGTAGTCTGCCAGTTTCATAACGTCCTCTGGTTGTAGGCCAAGGCCGTGAAACCCAAGGGAGTGACTGGTCCGCATGTATGGAAAGTCTTTGGACTCTAGGTTAAACTGGAGACAGGCACGGGAGATCATCTCCTCGATAGCCTTCCGCGTGAACGAGATCACGCCTATCCGTGACGGGTGTACGCCACTGGTCAGTGCCTCTTCGATTTCTTGTATCAGGCGGTAGGTCTTGCCGCAGCCTGGGGGTCCAAGGATTAACTTACTATTCTGTATCATAGTCTTTCCCTCTTGGTCTGGTGTTGACCCAGTCTTCGATCTCAGACAGAACCCAACGGCTCGATGACCGTCTGTTATCGTCTGGACCTAAGATGATGGGTTGTGGAAAACTGGTCGAGTTTTGCGCCAACTTGTAGACATAGGACTTCGAACATCCCAACAGGTCGGCAACCTCTCCCACTCGCAATAGTCTGTTAGAAGGGGATGTCATTTTCAAACTCCTGTTTCTCTAGTGTTATATCTTCTTCATCAAAAGCAGGGATCCACCAACAGCGTATCGTGCTTATTACCTCACCTTTGGGTGTACGTTTTTTAATACGTTGCGTAGTATTATCTCCTCCCAAGTCTCGGATCATTTGAATGATCTGCGCTCGGGAGTGACCAGTGAACCTGCGCTGATGCAGGAACTCCATCAAACCCAAGAGGGTGAACTTGGTCATACCACCATCCGTCCACGGTTTGCCCATCTCCATTTCTTCTGGAGCCAAGGCTCGTATGTGGCTCGTGCAATAGGTACGCATGTGCTGCTTGAACTCCCCTGCGACTGTCAGTTCTTCTGGTACATCGAGGTACGTCGCACCCTGCATCAGAGCGTTGATCGTTTGCTGCCACTTCTGTGGTTTCATGGTCGGGGGCATGAAGTTCTTCTGTTCCATGCAAGCGCGTTGCCAGAGCGTTTGGTTCTGCAACTGCTCCGTGCTAAGTTGCAGTCGCTGCCCGTTTACATCCATGAAGTACAAGCGAGGCTCTGATAGCATGATGCTCAACCCACCAACCTGTGGTGCATCAGGGGCATCGCCTCCAATGCCATGCTCTTGTTGCGCACAGACCACCGGATCACAGTAACTTTTGAATGGTTCTTCCTTACAAGTGTACCCGTAGTCTTTCTTCTCGTGTTGGCGAATTGTATTGCTGACCTCGCCAGAGCTTAGAGGCGTAGTAAACAGGGTCCGGTTGTACTCTTCCGCCTGTTGTTGCCAGTGATCTGGGTTACTCAGCTTTGCGTATTTGCATATATGGAAGAGCAACTTGTTTCTCGGCTCTGACTGTGGACCGTTTGCAAAGATATGCTTCAAGCAAGGTGGTCCTTTTGGAAACAACTCGCGCGGCTTGGATAGCTTCATCGCCTCAAGGTCGGCAAGCGATACGCGCTTCTCGTCTATCGCATCTAGGAACTCGTCCAGTTCCATCGCCTCTACCTTATCATTAAAGCAGTACCGTTGCGGTAACTCTGCATTATAGTACGGCATGTTGATAAAGTTCCCTACGTCACCACGATCCGCAATGATCGTGTCTTGCTTCGGGAATATTTCGCAACCGCTATGCCCCAGTGCTATCGACATCTCTGTCAGGTAGTCGCGCACCGCTGCCGCCTGTTCGAACTCTTTCAAGAATAGGTACAGGTGCGCACCGCCAGACTTCGAGCGGCAATGTAATAACGGAAGTTGTAACTTTTGTATTTTGTTTTGCAGGGTCTTGTGATCGAGGTCATAGACATCGATGTCCAGTGCGCCCCACTTGCACATACTCTCTTCGTTGATTGGGATAGCACCCACGCCATGGACGCCATCGATGTGGCCCTGTACCAGTTCCTCGGTCAGTGGCTCACGCACAATCTTACTTTTTCCTTCTGCTTTACCGTTACGATTGGTTCGACCAACGATGGTTGTACCATGCGCAGCTTTCGCTCCGACATAAGCGGCAAGCAGTCTTTTAGCTTGTGACATAACTGCTCCGTGTGAAAAGAGGAGGGAAAGTTTTTACCCGAAACTTTCCCCCCAAGCTGCTTAGAAGGGGATTTCGTCATCCTCTTCTTGTGAGGAACCAGAGGAGGTTTGTGAAGAGGTGGTGGAGTCCCTCTCCTCTGGAGCAGCAGCTTTCACTTCACCGTCAGCGACGGAGACACTCAGAGCCTTGGCCTGTTGATATAACGCCGTGTCTGTAATGCGACCTTCAATATCGACAGCGTAGTTTGCATACGACTGATCGTTTCTGTTCGTCTCTTCAACAGAAGTTACGCGCCAGATGTTACCATACAGTGGCATTTTTACAACCTGCCCTGTCTTCGGATGCTTCATCATTTGAAGACTAATCTTCGACTTCCAACGGCGGCTGACTTTCAACGCTGTGATCTTCATGTCAAGAACCGCAGGGTTCCATGTGCCATTCTCTGATTCATACAGCACATAGTAGTTGTCAGCTTTGACCATCTCGTTTCCGTTTGGCAGCAACTCTTTGTTGCCTTCGCGTACAACTTTACCAAGGATCGGATCGGTAGGTGCGATCTCTCCAACGAAACCCCCACCGTTATCGATAGGAACCCACTCAGTGTATTTGGTTATGGTTGCACAGATCACGACACGCAATCCTTCGCTGCCATCCCAGAACTCATTCGTAAGGTTGTTAAAGATATCGCCTGCACCAAGACCCTTGATGTACTCAGGTTTGTTTTTGTTTACCTGCGGTGACATCTGTTGTGCCAACCGTAAGAACGGCATGATCATCTCGTCTGCGGCAAACGACGAACCGTCCCCCGCATCCGCGAACATATCTTCCAAAAGGTCTGTGCTTAACTCTGCACTTTTTTTCTTTGCAACTGCTGTAGTCATTTTACTTTCTCCGAATTTCTGCTGTGTTTGCTACGAACGCCCCGAACATATCGAGGTCGATTGGTTTACCATCCGTGATGCGTTCCTTCACAAACGCCTTCAATGTGGATGGGTGAACGTGGGTCTTGGTCTTTGGATCAAAACCACGGTCTTGCAGCAAACCAACTACGTCCCCTGCA